TCATGGATGACGTACATGGCCCGTATGCAACGTGAGGTGCAGGCATTGTTCTGTACCAGCATCATCAAGAAAGAAAGCAAGCAGTTTGTATTAGAGAACGATCAGTTCACTAAGTTTGCTATCGCTAAGCAATACTTGTTTGAGTGAGATCATCATGCAACTAACACCATCCCAACGCCTTGAGCGTGCCCACGTATCTCTGCTACGTGACAGTGAATATATGTGGTTGGCAGGCATCATCCCTATGGGTAGGAACGAAGTAGTGGATGACCCTAACATGACGGCACGTACCGATGGGCTTGATTCTGAATACGGTATGCAGTTCATTGCCAAGCTAACCGATGCCGAACTCAAGGGGCTTGTGCTCCATGAGAAGATGCACTGTGCTTTCAAGCACCTGCGCACGTGGTCGTACCTACATGACGATGACCCCGAGCTTGCAAACATGGCGTGTGACTACGTCATCAACTTACCCATCCAAGATAGATACTACAGAGATCAGTTTGTAAAACTACCTGATGGTGGGTGCGTTGATGTGAAGTACCGTGACATGGATGCAGGCGAGGTGTTCAAGCTTCTCAAGCAAGACAACAAACAGAACAAGCCCAAGGGCTTTGACCAACACGATTGGGACGGAGCCGCCAAGCTGACTGACGAGCAAGCCGAAGAGTTAAGCAAGGCAGTTGACCAAGCGTTACGTCAAGGCAACATCTTTGCAAGCAAGGCAGGTGCAAACGTTGACCGCAACATACTTGAGATGCTCAAGCCCAAGGTGGATTGGCGTGAGGTACTTCGTGACTTCATTACCAACTGCAAGCCCGGTGATGACTACACATCGTACAGACGCATCGACCGCAGGTTCATGAGCCAAGATGTCATGGCACCTACATCGTACAGCGACAGTGTGTTTCGTATTGCGCTTGGTGCAGATACATCAGGTTCGATCAATGACAAAGTGTTGGCTACGTTTCTTGCAGAGGTGCAAGGTGTATGTGATTCGGTTAAACCCGAACTTGTGGACTTGATGTATTGGGGGCACAATGTAGCTGCACACGAAATTTACGAAGCTGATTCGATTAGTACACTGCATCAAAGCACACGACCCAAAGGTGGGGGTGGTACAGAACCGAGTTGCGTTACACGCTATATGCGTGAGCAGCGCATTGTGCCGGACTGTATTGTGATGCTGACCGATGGTGATGTGTTTGGTGACTGGGGTGGTGACTGGCCAGCCCCTGTACTTTGGTGCATCAACAATAAACAAATAGTCGCACCGCATGGAGTCACGGTGCACATCTAAGGAAGTAATGGAACGGAACCCAAAATGTATGTATCGGATTGTGAAGATGCCCAAGTCAGGGCGTTGGAAGGTCACGGTATTTCTAGGCGCAGAAGCTAAGCTGAATGCGTCTTATACCCACGAAGCATTGCCCGAGTGGATACGCAAAGACATCGCATTGCTAAGCATGGTGCACCAGATGGATGACATACCTTCTATCGGGCACCGTGTAGGCGATGTGTATTGGTTAACACCAAAGGATAAAGATGAAAGCTGTACTGGAGTTTAACTACCCCGAAGATGAACGCAACCTACTGTATGCAATCAAGGGTAAGGATATGTACGTGGCCCTTGTGAACATCAGGCTACGTGTAGCCGAACAACTTACTCACAAAGCGGATATGGCTCACACACTGGAGGGTGTGCGCGATGTCATTGATGATATTTTTTATGAATTAGGGGAATAGCATGGATGAAGAAACACGGGAGATGGATTTAAACATTGCAGACCTAGAGGCAGAGAACCGTAGGCTCAAAAAGATTGAAAATGCGGCTCGGCTTGTGATGAAAGCATTCAGCAACAGTATTGACTACGACTCATGGGACAAGGCTCTTGATGCACTGGAAGCGGTGCTAAAGGAGAAGCCATGAAGCTTTTTAATTATTCAGATTACAGCAGTTCCAATCGGGTTAAACGTGAACCTTTGTTTGAGATACCCGAGATTGCCGACAGATTAAAGATTGATGAGATGGATCTTAGAAACAAAATGAAAGGCAAACGTCGAGAAGGGTATCCACCGCCACCAAAGCCAGCGATTCAACGAAGACTTTCATACGTCGGGAACAGGCCGCAGTTGTACAAACTCTCAGAGTTTAAGAAATGGTTAAAAGAATTAAACGAACTTAGTGAGGGAGTCGCACCGCAATGAATAGAGAAGACATTATTCAAATGGCACGAGAGGCGGGGATTGCAAACTCATGGGACTTAAATTGGCAAGACAAAATCATTGAACACTTTGCCGCCCTTATTGCTTCTGCCGAGCGTGAGGCGTGTGCTGAGATTTGCAAGAAACACGCTGATTTTTATGCAGGGCTTGAACCAAGCCCAATCGCGCAATCAGCATGGGCGGCTTGCGTTGATAACCGTGACACCATCCGAGCAAGGGGACAAGCATGACTGCCGCATACTTTGAAGATCATCCAACAGACCCTGACAAGGTTATCTTGCGTAAGCCACGGCTTGACCAAGGCCCAGACTACGAGCGCGGATTCATCGATGGCATGATGTATCAGACAGAGATCACTGTGAACAGGGCAGTCGATGCTATGTCAAAGCGCACATGGGTTGGGCTGACAGAGGAGGATTTAAAACTACTATCTGCTGAATGGCGAATTGTTTATGGCGCATGGACGGATGACTTTGCGCGAGACATTGAAGCCAAACTCAAGGAGAAGAACACATGAAAGAAGAATGGCTATTTCAAGGAGCCGTAGTTCCTGTTGACACAGAAACAACTCAAGCACTTGTGGCTGAGATCAAAAGACTGATTGACGTTGTTGGTGGCATGGCCTTGGCACAGAGCACATGGGTTGGTCTGATGGATGAGGAGATAACCCAAATAATAGAAATGGGTTTAGGCATCAGAGACAGCATTGAAACTGCCGAAGCCAAACTCAAGGAGAAGAACACATGAATGATGACGACGACATCCAAGACTATGTTGATTCAAGACAGAAAGCTTTGGGAAAAGAATACAACTACGAACGTGAGATGCGTAACCGAACAATAGAAGAAGTAGCGAAGGCGGTGCATGGCTTTGAAGCTTTTGAGAAAGATACTATGGATAGCTTCGCGGCGTACATCAGGGGGCTGAAGCGGTGAACGGTTTCGTTAAACAGCAACTAGCCATTGGAAGCAAGCAACCCTTGCACAAACTGAGAGAGTGTGCCCAGTGCAACGAGATGAAAGCACCCGAAGGTGGGGTTCAAATGAACCATACCAAATGGCACTGCGCAAAATGTTGGGCTAACCGAGCAACAAGAAGGAACTTAAAAAATGCCAAGACCGAAACCACCTGAGAAACTGCTAGGCAGACAGATACGAATGTCAGACAGACAGTGGATTATGTTTAACGAACTTGGAGGGGCTGATTGGCTACGCAAGCTGGTTGAGAAGAAAGCCCTGATGCCCAAGCAGTACTACGACAAACTATTACAGGAACAAAAAAATGATTGAATCCGTAAAGCAACTGGAACTATTCCCCACTGCCAATGATATGCAGGTGGGCGGTGACCACTACATGGACAAGACCATACAACCTTGGGACTACATTGTCAGCAACAACCTTGGCTTTCTTGAAGGCAACATCGTGAAGTACATCACACGCTGGAAAGAAAAGAACGGCGTAGCCGATCTGCGCAAGGCGCAGCATTACCTAGCCAAACTGATTGAGGTGGCAGATGGCACAGACCCCAGAAGTTAAAGTCAAAGCCCGTGTACGTGCCATCCTTGATGCACTGGGTATCTACTATTTCATGCCCCCTGCCAACGGATACGGCAGGCAAGGCATCCCCGACATCATCTGCTGTATGGCTGGCAGGTTCGTAGCCATCGAGTGCAAGGCAGGCAAGGGTCAACTGACCGAGCTACAAAAGCGTGAGCTAGACAAGATCATGAACGCCGATGGCCTGACCTATGTTGTACGAGAAGATAATTTAGCGGAACTCAAAGCCATGCTTCAAGAAGAGATAGCACCCACACGCAAGCACTTGACCATCAGACGAATACCTGCGCCCCTTGGCACGGTATACAAATCAGAAGACGAGATCATTGCCGAAGAAGGTCTTGATGTACTGCATAGAAGGAAGACATGAACCTAATCACAATCGACTTCGAGACGTACTACGATCAGAAGTACAGCCTGACAAAGATCAGTACGGAAGAGTACGTACGTGACAACAGATTTGAAACCATCGGCTTTGCGTACAAGATAAACGATGAGCGCTGTGTCTGGGTGACGGGCAACAATGCGTACATTCAAAAGGTACTGGACACATTGCCGTGGGATGACTCACTTGTGCTTGCACACAACACCATGTTCGATGGTGCGATCTTGTCGTGGCGATATGGCATCAAACCCAAGGGCTGGCTAGATACCATGAGCATGGGGCGTGCCTTGCATGGCGTGGATCAAAGCGTATCCCTTGCATCGATGGCCTTACGTTATGGCGTAGGTGTGAAGGGCACAGAGGTACATGTTGCTATGGGTATAGGGCGTGAGTTCTTTAGCCCTGACAAGCTTGCCGATTATGGCGCGTACTGCCGTAATGATGTGCAGTTAACGTACAACATCTTTCAGATGATGATGCAGGCAGGTTTCCCCAAGGGTGAACTTAAGCTGATTGATCTGACGTTGAGTATGTTCATTCACCCCGTACTGAAGCTTGATACCGAAGCCTTGAAAGCGCACCTTGCCGACACGGTGGCGCAGAAGAAAGCCCATCTGGTCAGTGCACTGCAAGCTGTGGGCAAGCAAGACCTTGCGGTCAAGCACGTCCTTGGTGACGAGGAAACGCAGGCCGAGGTACGCAAAACCCTGATGAGTAACGTACAGTTTGCCACCATGCTCAAGGGCTTGGATGTAGAAGCCCCCACCAAGATCAGCCCCACCACAGGCAAGCTAACCCTAGCCTTGGCCAAGAATGATGAGGCGTTTAAAGAGTTGCTTGAGCACGAAGACCCACGGGTGCAAGCCCTGTGCGCGGCACGCATCGGCACCAAGTCAACCCTAGAAGAAACCCGTACACAACGGTTCATGGACATCAGCAAGCGGGGGGCGTTTCCTGTGCCCCTGAAGTACTACGCTGCCCACACCGGAAGGTGGGGCGGTACAGATTCAGTTAACTTGCAGAACCTACCTAGCCGTGGGGCTAACGCAGGCAAGCTGAAGAAGGCGATCCTTGCACCCGAGGGTTATGTGTTTATTGATGCTGACTCAGCCCAGATCGAAGCCCGTACGTTGGCTTGGGAGTCGGGTCAGGATGACTTAGTGAAGGCGTTTGCAGATGGCGAAGATGTATACAAAATCATGGCGACGGCTATATATGGCAAGAGTGAAGCTGAGATCACGAAGGACGAACGGTTTGTCGGTAAGACTACTATTCTGGGTGCCGGATACGGAATGGGTGGTGCAAAGTTTCAAGCCCAACTCAAAACTTTTGGTGCTGAGATGTCGACCGACGAGTGTGCGCGTATTATTTCGGTCTATCGTGACCGCTATGCAAAAGTCCCATTACTTTGGCGTGAATCGCAAGAAGCCTTACGTTGCATGATGCGTGGCATGACCATGAAGCTGGGTAAAGATGGCCTGCTCACAGTGAATGAGAAAGGCATCCTCCTCCCGAACGGGCTACACATCTACTATAACGGCTTGGCAGAAGTTATTGAGAATGACAAGCGGCAGTTTACATATCAAACCCGCAACGGCCCCAATAAAATATATGGTGGAAAAGTTGTTGAGAACTTCACACAGGCCATTGCAAGGTGTATCATTGGCGATCAAATGCTAAAAATTGCTAAGCGATACAAGGTCGTGCTTACCGTGCACGATGCTATTGGTATTGTCGCTAGGCAAGAAGAAGCCGATGAAGCACGTGCTTATGTGGAATCCTGCATGCGTTGGGTTCCGTCATGGGCTGAAGGTTTACCAGTCAACTGCGAAAGCGGTATGGGATTGAGTTACGGAGATTGTTGATGGCAAAGATTCCTGCATGGTCATTCAGTAGCCTGAAGACATTTACCACATGCCCCAAGAAGTTCTACCATACCAAGGTACTCAAGGACATCAAGGAACCCGAGGGTGAGCAAGCCCTCTATGGCAAGGTAGTACACGAGGTTGCTGAGTTGTACATACGGGATGGCAAGGAGATACCTGAGAAGTTTGCCTTCATCAAGCCTGCGCTTGATAGCCTGCTCAAGATACAGGGCGAGAAGTTCTGTGAATTAAAGATGGCACTGACTGAGAAGCTAGAACCCTGCGACTTCTTCTCCCCCGACTGTTGGTTCCGTGGCGTAGCTGACCTGCTGATCGTTGACCGTGAAAAGGGTGAAGCCCGTGTGGTTGACTACAAGCTTGGCAAGTCACGCTACGCTGACCTAGGACAGTTGGAACTCATGGCACTTGCAGTGTTCAAGATGTTCCCAGAAGTCAAGAAGGTCAAGGGTGGCTTGCTGTTCTTAGCCGAGGATAAGTTTGTACCAACTATGTTTGAAGTAGAACAACAGCACAGGTACTGGGGCAACTGGATGCCCAAAGTCATGATGTTGGAAGGTGCATACAGCGCAGATATTTGGAATGCAAAACCCAACGGATTGTGTAAAAATTACTGCTGGGTGTCATCCTGCGCCCACTGTGGAAGGAAATGATATGCCCTACGTAAACAAACCTAGACCCTATAAGAAAGAATACCAACAGCAGTTGGACAGAAATGAATTACCTACAAGAAGAAAACGTGAGCAAGCCCGTGACCTTTACGACAAAGAAGGCATTGACCGTACGGGAAAAGATATTGACCACAAGCGCCCACTATCTAAAGGTGGAAGCACGGCCAAAAGCAACCTGCAACTCAAAGCACCGAGCGCCAACCGTTCGTTCAGCCGTAACAGCGACCACACCGTGAAGGTAAACAAACCCAAGAAAAAATAAAGAATACGTGCCACGTCAGGTGTGAGTGGTGGCACGGGGGAGTTTACTAAAAAGTTGAACCCTTTAAACCGCATCAGTCAGAGTTTTTAACATTCCGTTTAGATGATCTGACCGATTGACACCCGTAAGGTGTCACCTAGCGATCAAAAGTGGATGTCACTTTTGGTCTGTTTTGCATTGGAGAATGTATGGAAATCATTGACGGAAAAGCATTAAAACTTAAATTAAAGAACCCGTACAGGGTCTTGAACGTGATACCCAAGAGCGCATTGCTTGAGGAAGGCCCCATCAGTACAGTGATGGTGCACTGGGGTTTGGAAGAAGCGCAGGTCTTAAAGAACCTGAAGGTCAAAAACGTACCATCCCCCATCGTTGCCAAGTACAGTTGGCCGGGCATCTATCAGCCGTTCACGCATCAGAAACAAACAGCCGCGTTTCTTACCCTGCACAGGCGTGCCTTCTGCTTCTCAGAGCCGGGCACGGGCAAGACACTCTCGATCACATGGGCGTGTGATTACTTGATGAACACCAAGCACATCAAGCGGGTGCTGATTATCTGCCCCCTATCAATCATGCAGTCAGCGTGGCAAAACGACATCTTCAAAGGTGCGATGCACAGGAAGGTTGGCATCGCCTATGGCTCAAAAGAAAAGCGGCAGCAAGTAATCAATTCAGATGCAGAGTTTGTCATCATCAACTACGACGGCGTGCCCATTGTGGAAGACGACATTGCCAAGGCTAACTTTGACATGGTGGTGATCGATGAGGCCAACGCCTACAAGACCGCAACCACCACACGGTGGCGCACCCTGAACCGGATCGTCAAGCCCAGTATGTGGCTATGGATGTTGACAGGAACCCCTGCCTCACAGTCGCCCCTTGATGCGTATGGTTTGGCTAAGCTAGTTAACCCATCGGCTACACCCCGTAGCTTCTCCATGTACCGTGACCAAGTGATGAACAAGATCACTCAGTTCAAGTGGGCACCCAAGCGGGAAGCAGAGCAGGTGGTCAGCACACTGCTTCAGCCTGCCATCAGGTTCACCAAAGAGCAATGCCTTGACCTGCCAGACTTGCTGTACGCAGAGCGTGAGGTTCCCATGACCCCACAGCAGATACGCTACTACGAGAAGCTACGCAAGGTGATGGCCATGCAAGCGGCAGGGGAGGAAGTCACGGCAATCAATGCCGCCGCCAAGCTGAACAAGCTACTGCAAATCTCCTGTGGCGCAGTCTATTCCGACAGTGGTGAGATCGTGACCTTTGATGCCAGTAGCCGCACGGCTGTGCTCAAGGAAGTCATTGACGAATCCAGCCATAAGGTATTGGTGTTTGCCCCATACCGCCATGCCATTGAGATTCTGTTTGAAGAACTGCGCAGGGATGGCTACACAGTGGATGTGATACACGGGGGTGTACCTGCTGGCAGGCGTACGGAGATATTCCGTAAGTTCCAAGACGAGCCAGACCCACGAGTGCTTGTCATACAGCCCCAAGCTGCATCACACGGTGTCACCTTACACGCGGCAAACACCATAGTTTGGTGGGCGCCCATTACATCATACGAGACATACGCGCAAGCCAATGCACGTATCCACAGGGCAGGGCAAGTCAACAAATGTTTGGTTGTCAAGCTCCAAGGAAGTCCAGTAGAGGCCAAGCTGTACAAAGCTTTAGAAACAAAAGAGTTAGCGCAGTTCAATTTGATGGAACTTTATAAAGATGAATTCGACTTAAACAAATAAATTTATGGAGGTACTTGACAAAGTAAAGATGGGGTGTATCATTAACCAAAAAACGAAACGGAAAGCAACATGGATATAACAGCAGATAAATTAGTACGCGTATACATTAAGATGCGCGATGCCCGTGCCGCCCTCAAAGCGAAGTACGAAGCAGAAGACCTTGCAATCAAAGAGCAAATGGGTTTGGTTGAATCAAACTTGCTTGAGACTTGCAAAGCAACTGGAGCCGAGAGTATCAAGACGGCCCACGGCACAGCGATACGTACAGTGCAAACACGCTACTGGACAGGCGACTGGGCTGCAATGCACAAATTCATCCGTGACCATGACGCACTCGACTTAGTTGAGAGGCGCATATCGCAGTTGAATATGAAAGAGTTCCTACGGGAAAATCCTGATGTACTTCCAACAGGATTGAACGTGGATCACAAATATACTGTAACTGTCAGGAGAAGCTAAATTGGAAACTGCACTTACGTTGGCGCAGGTGGCGAAGCTATTGCAAGTCGCACCGTCAACTGTTCACGCGCTCATCAAGGAAGAAAATCCTGTGAAGCGTATACCTTTCATTCGCGTTGGTAAGAACTATCGATTCTTCGCTAGTGACCTTGCCAAATTTTTTAACATTGACTTAGAAATTATTAACACTTTCATCAAAAAGGAAACACCAAATGTCTGATCTCGCTCTCTTCTCCCAAGGTGGTAACACCCTCCCAGCCCACTTGCGTAACCTTGAGTTAGACGCAACAACCAAAGCCCTGATGGGTGGCGGTGGTACAGGCAAACGTATCTCTATCCGTGGCGGTGTATTCCGCATGATTGTTGGCGGTAAAGAAGTTGCACAGAATGACGAACGCGCCATGAACGTGGTAGTCGTGCGCTCTGCTGAGAAAACATCACGCCAATACTATGCAGGCACTTACGTGGAAGGCCAGAACTCTGCGCCCTCTTGCTCATCCAACGATGGTGTAGCACCCGACAAAGGTGTGAAAGACCCACAAAGTACAAGTTGCCAGAACTGCCAACAGAACATTAAGGGTTCTGGTCAGGGCGATAGCCGTGCCTGCCGTTTCAATCAGCGTATTGCAGTGGCTTTGGAAAACAATCTGTCGGGTGATGTGTATCAGTTGTCATTGCCCGGTCAGTCAATCTTCGGCACAGGCGATAACGGCAAGATGCCATTGCAACAGTACGCCAAGTTTTTGGGCGGTCATGGTATCCCCGTGACAGCCGTTGTGACTGAGATGCGTTTTGATACATCCAGTGCAACACCGAAGCTGACATTCCGCGCTGTGCGCCCCTTGTCTGTGGAAGAGTTGGCTGAGAGCAAGTCACAAGGTGATTCAGCCGATGCGTTAGCCGCTGTAACGCAAACCGTAGCGCAGGTGGATGGTGATGCACCGAAGCCTTCTCCTTTCATTGAACCTGCCGCTAAGCCTGTCGCCAAGACTGCTGATGCTGTTGACGAACCTGTCAAACGTGCCGTGAAGAAAACGGAATCCAAAGACGTAGCTTCTGTGCTTGACGCATGGGCAGACGACAGCGACGAGTAAACCAATCGGGGGGAAACCCGTGCAAAGGTTCTTCGGAGCTTGCAGACGAGCGGGCGGTACCCCCACCCAACGAAAGACAGCGATGATTGGTTACACATTAGCCACCGTGCTAAGAAACAAACAAGCTGATGGAAAGTTAACCGGTGTAAAAATCGGCAGGGCTTGCATCAAGAAAAACATATCGGTGAAGAAGGTTGCCGAGATTGCAGGGGTTACGAAGATAACCGTTTATGCGTGGTTTGCGGGTGAGTATTCACCACGCCCTGAAACCGCCAAGAAAATCCAAAACTATATTGACCGCCATTAAACCGAATCACCCCTATGACATTGACCGAATTTTTAAATGCGGTGTTGCCGGATACTGGCAAATACTGCGCGGTCGGCATCAAGCAGGAGAAGTTACGTACACGGTTCGCATCTGACATTCCCTCTCTCATCACAGAAATACAGGACATCTATGGCGCTGACGCTGACACGTACTATGCGATGTTTTCGTTTGACCCTGAAGTTGTTCCACCCCGTAGGCTAGCTGCCAACGCATACAGAGCCAAAGCATTTTGGCTTGATCTAGACTGTGGCCCCAACAAAGATTACGCATCACGTGATCTGGCAATGGCGGCACTGGGACAGTTCTGCGCTGACTTGAATTTGCCACAACCCATCTGCATCAACTCTGGTAACGGGGTGCATGTGTATTGGGTATTGCCTGAGAGTATTGATAAGAACACATGGCTACCTGTAGCCAAGCGTTTGAAAGATGTATGCGTTGAACGTGGGCTTCATGCTGACCCCTCTTGCACAACTGACATGGCGCGTATCCTTCGCGTGCCAGAAACCCACAACTTTAAAAAACCCGACAACCCGCTTCCAGTGGAGTACATGGTTGGTGATGGCAAGGTTGACCTGTTTGATTTCGCCGCCGCCCTAGGTGCGCCCGAGCCAAGCCAGTCTACTGACGCGTTGCCCTTTGAAGTACCTGACTACATAAAAAATGCTGGGCCTGACGCGACCAGCAAAGCCCTGATGGGGCAGAACAATTCGTATCGCTTTGAAAAGATTATTGCCTTGAAGGTTGAGGGGTGTGCCCAACTCAATCACATCATGGAGCACCAGAAGCAGGTGCCAGAACCTTTGTGGCGTGGTGGCCTATCCATTGCCAACCTTTGCGTAGACCGTGATACCGCCATCCACGAGATGTCGAATCAGCATGACAGCTACAGCCCCCATGAGACTGACCGCAAAGCAAGCGAAACCAAAGGCCCCTATACCTGCTCAACGTTTGATGACCTCAGACCCGGTGGCTGCAAAGACTGTAAGCACAAGGGTAAGTTTGGCTCACCCATCGTGTTGGGCAAAGAGATCATTGAAGCAACTGAAGAAGACAACACCATCACAACGGTGGATTCCAATTCAAAAGATATGCGGGTGTACAACATACCTGCGTACCCCTTTCCCTTTTTTCGTGGCAAGTACGGTGGCATCTACCGCCGAGGCGACCCCAACAAAACGGAAGAAGAGGGTAACGATAAGCTAGTCTATGAGAACGACTTCTATGTGGTCAAGCGTATGCACGACCCTGTGGCAGGTGAAGTTCTCTGGATGCGCTTGCATTTGCCAAAAGATGGCGTGCGTGAGTTCTCTGTGCCGTTGGTTAGCGTGCTGTCGAAAGACCGCTTTCGTGATGCCATCGCAACGCAGGGTATGGCGGTGCTAGGTAAGACCGTCGATGAGTTAATGTTTTATGTTTCACGTTGGGTAAAGGAATTACAAATTATGGGACAAGCCGAAAAAGTACGTAGCCAGTTTGGTTGGACAGAAGAAAAGACGTTCATCCTTGGCGACCGTGAGATCACAAAGACTGGGGTTAAATACAGCCCCCCTGCAAGTTCAATTTTGCATGCCTGTTCGTTGCTGACAAAGAAGGGTGAACTGGATGAGTGGAAGTCAGTTGTTAACTTCTATAACAACAACGGTATGGAAGCACAAGCCTTTGCGTTCATGCTAGGGTTTGGCAGTGTGCTGATGCCGTTCACTCAGGTGCGTGGTGGTATTGTTAACTTGATGAGTCCGGGTTCTGGCACGGGTAAGTCAACTGTGCAGATGGCCATCAACAGTATCTGGGGGCAACCGTTCGACCTACTACTTCAGAACGATGATACGTATAACGCCAAGATTCACCGCTTCGGTGTGTTGAACAATCTGCCTGCAACGATTGACGAGATCACCAATATGCGTGATGAGATGGTGTCGCAGTTGGCGTACGCTATTACCCAAGGTCGTGGCAAGAACCGCATGGAATCTCAGACCAACGCTGAGCGTATGAACAATACCTTCTGGCGCTTGCTTGCAATCACTTCCTCCAATAGTAGTTTGTACGATAAGTTGTTTTCCCTGAAGGAATTTCCTGAAGGCGAGATGATGCGTATCATTGAGTTGAAGATCAGCCGTGATGAGAAGCACTCGAAAGAGTTTACTGACGCACTGTTTGGCAAGCTGTTCACAAACTATGGCCATGCCGGTGAAGCTTTCTTGAAGTACGTGGTCAGCAACCTGCCTGAAGTTCTGGAAACCCTGCGTGATGTGCAACTGCGTTTAGATACAGCGGCAGGCTTGGGTCAGCGTGAACGCTTTTGGTCATCGATTGGTGCGCTAGGTATCACGGGTGGTTTGATTGCCAACCAACTGGGGCTGATTGACTTTGACGTCAAGCGCATCTTTAACTGGCTTGTGACCCTGCTCAAGAACAACAAGGGCGACATCAAGGCGGCTCCAACAGATGGCGCTACAGCCGTGGGTTCCTTTGTCATGGCCAACATCAACAACATCTTGTTGGTTAGGGATAACCCTGCCGAAAATGGCCTACCCACTGCACCCGTCAGAGAGCCAAGGGGTGAGTTGCTGATCCGGTACGAGCTTGATACCAAGCGCCTGTTCATTGTGCAAAAGAAGTTTAAAGAATGGTGCGCTAAGAATCAGGTTAGCTATCACGATACGATCAATGCCCTGCGCAACACGGGTGTGGCTGTAGATTCTGTAAAGAAGCGTATGGCAAAGGGTACGCTGATGGCAGCACCTCCCGTCAATGCGTTGTTGATTGATGACACCATGAGCCATGTATTTGATGCGGAAGCAATACTGGCCATGCCAATCGAAGATGACGAAGATAGAAAAGCCGCTTGAAATTGAAGGGGTACAGGTTCAGGTTGAGTGGCTTAAGTTCCGTATTGGCACTTCATTCTTCCTGCCCTGTATCGCTCATGAACGAATGATACGAAGTATCACCCAACGTGCCGAAGACCGAGGCTTTAGGGTCAAGACCCTTGCCCGTATAGAAAATGGTATGTGGGGTATTCGGGTTTGGCGAATTGCATGATAGGATAAACCGCACCCTAAAAAGTGCAGTTGCTTTTCTCCTCTTACCCCCGGCTAAACCCCGGGGGTTTTTTAATCTTCGTCAGGTTCCGTTGGGGATACCGCTACAGATTTTCTCAATTCACGTACGTAGGAAAGCATTTCGTTTTCCAGTTTACGCATTTCATCAATTGCTTCACGGCGCTCAGCGCCTGTCATGCCAAGCATTTCTTCGGTGCCCTGCTCATACATCGTACGGTATTTGCGAGTTGCACTTAATTGTTCTAATGAACTGTTAATGACAGGTGCAATACTTATCAACGCTTCATTGTTTTCTAAATACTTCTGTGCTTTCTCGGGGTCGCGGTTAAGCAACGATTTGTATGTTGCATCCACTTGACTAACTTTTTCTTGCAGGTCGTAGAACTCATTTTTAGCGCGACCACCAATTGTGTCATACAAGAATAAACTACCAAACGGCATCTGATACAGGGGGCGGTCAGGGCGTGTTGGGTTTAACGCAGCATCAGTTATCAGCAGTGTAGTTGATCCCGCCATACCAAACATGCCGCGCAAGAAGTTATCAATCTTGATTGGTGATACGTTGGTTTCTTCACCCAAAGCTTTGGCAAGTTCTGAGGTGCTGGAAGTGTATCGTTGCCCCGGTTCTAAACGTTTTAACGAAGCTGATTCCAACTCCCGTTGCAGGAAGAATGAATAGTTGGTTAAGTTCTCAACGATAGGTTTGATAAAAGACGGTGTTACGTTGGGCGAACCATACGCTGACATTGCGCCCTTGGCTACACTACCTAACGCTTGAACTACGCTTTGCTCTTCGTCTGTACCGTAACGGCGGTAGTACTCTACGATACGTTCTGGAATTGACTTAAAGAGAAAACCAAGTTCTTTTGGCACACCAAACTTATACCCGTTAGGCAAGAGCCAGTTGTTATCACGTACCTCATCTGTTGCGTTTTTGTAACCTTCATCGTCGCTCATTGATAGGGCATAAACAAAACCCAACGCAGTCATAATTGCCACACGGCTTAAGAATAGCTTACGCGCCGCCGCACGGTTAAGTGCAGATGATGAATCTAAACCTGTAGCTGATCGGTACAGCACATCCATACCCTGCGCGTACGCGTTAAAGAACGGGATCACGCGGGCGGCGGTACGCATGACAGGGCTTGAGCCACGGCGGGTAAAGTTAATCAACTCACGGGCACGGGTTTGTGCAAGGACTTCATCGCCTTTGGTTTCCCGCATAGTTTCTTCATACACTGCCAAGCGTGCGGCCAAATCGGAAGCTTTAGTAAATTGCTCAAGACGGTGGAACAACTTCTGTCCAACGTTGCGTTTGGTTTCACCAATCTCTTTTTCAATGTCGCTGACAGGCTGGTATATGTTGAAATCGTAGTCACCCACAATGCCAAGTTCTTCCATGCGTCTGACCATTGGCGATTTGCGACCTGTAATTTCCCCAAAGAATACACGAGGCATGTTGTACAAAGTCTTCATTGCTACAACTAAGGGGCGTTCTACACCTGAGTAAAAGGCAGCACGTTGAGCATCTTCAATAACCTGTTTGATTGCAAACGGGGGCATTGCGGTAATAGACAAACGCAACCAACGGGATGTTGCACCCAATACCTTGGTCAGGCCATTCATCATCTCAGGCGCTTGTTGGAACGCCAGTATGTCGTATTCATTCTGCACTTCAAACAGCACGGGCTTGCCGTCACGGTACAGGCTCACAACCAAATTGGGGTTCTTAGCTTTTTCTCTGGTTGGCACTTCTTGTGCAAAGCCACCCAACTCCATCGTCTCAAGCAGTTTGACCGCCGCATGGTTTTTCATGGAATCTTCTACCATCCAACTCAAACGGTTGGCGTAGCTGTCCAGCACGTTTTTAACTGGGCGACCAAGTGACCCTTCCATACCGGGAAGTTTCTTCAATATGCCTATGCCTTTGCCACGGTACACCATGTTAGGTGCGGCTTCTTCAAACACGCGGCTGAACGGTACGTAGGCATTATTGTCTTTCCAGAACTGACCTTGCTCTTTGGTCAAACGCCCTGTAGCAATCATCAGATCAACAGCTTGCGTACGTGTTGCGTTTAGATCGTCTTGGATTTCTCTAATGCCAGCAGATTGTTGGTACGCCTTCTCAAGCGTGGCAATCTGTTTTAAATCCATGTGCATGAAAATCTTTTTCTTACGTTCAGCATCGGCTTCTTTGTTTTTGCCTTGCTGTTCTAGAAGTAGCGCAGATGCCTCTAAGGGTTTGTTGTGCTCTTCGTTGATGTTGTGCAAACGATGGCCTTCCAATACGGTAGACACTTCGTTCTTTGCTTCTTCATACGATAGGTTATTTGCACGGGCGTATTCGCCAACCTTTTGCAGGGCTGTCACCATTGACTTGCCTTGCTTGTAGGATTCCACCAAACCATCTTTGGTTAAACGTATGCCGCCAGCACGGAAGAAGTCCATCACAATCTTGGCGCTATCTTCTGCTTGGCGTGCCAACAACATAGGGTTGATATTGCCAAAGTAATCACGCACGCCCTGAGAGAACATGGTAGATACCTTGGCTTCGACCGTAGCATACTTGTCAGCCACTGCTTGACGGAAGGTATTCATAACGCCAGAATTTTCTCTGGCAGATTGCACCCCTTTCAAGCCTTGTGTAATGACGTTACCTACCCCCGTTTGATCCCCTGTTGGGAATTGCTGTTGGATGTCTTTAATAGATTGACGCGTTGCAGCATCAAGTTCTTTCACCATGACGGGCGCAATACCGGGTAGCGAGCCTTCAACTTCTGTACCTGTCAAAGATTCCTGTAACTTACGGCCTTCGGTCATAATGCTGTCAACAGTCAACATGGCTGACGCCAAGGCAGTGTGTTGTGCATCAGCCGCTAGACCCAGTGCTCTTAATACAGCTTTTGCAAACGCAGTAAATACGTTGCTGTTACGGCGATAGGGGATAGCCATTAGTGCGGCTTGGAAATCTTTGTTAGACATTGCCTCAGATGCAAATTCACTGAGGTTGGTCATGCCATACTTTTCCATAATCTTTGGATCAGCTTTGGCTACGTAGTCATACAACTCTTGCAGGTTACGGATACCTGAATTGTTTAGTTTGCCCGCACCCTGAAGCGCAATAGCGCGGTGTACAAACCCATGCACAAGTTCGTGTAATAGAACGTGGGCACCAGCATAACCATTGACTAACTGAATTTTGTCTGTCTGTGCATCGTATTGACCTGCGACAATGTTGTCACCTTCTCGACCCAATGCACCTTCAGCCACCAACTCGATGGTTGGCAGTTTGTTAGATAACAAAATGCGGCGTGCTACTGCGCGGTCAAGATCGTTGTACACACCTTTGGGCGCTTTGAGGATAGCCTGCAACGCGCCTCTGACATCACCTTCTTGCAACTTAACTTGCAGGTCAGCTTCAACTGCTACGGGGCGATCCACAAACGACAAGTCAACCGCAGGTTTCTGTAGGGCTTGTGTTTCAGCAAGTTTCTCTTCTTTTTTAGCTATGTCTCGTACGTTTTCTGCTTTGGCAGTGGTGGGGGTTTCAGTGCGTTCGGTAGTTTTTGTCTCCGGCTTGAACATCTCAGCCGTGGTTTCAGTTGCGTCAGGTAAAACAAAGATCAAGCCGCCGTCAAGACTGTCGATGTTAGGAACAATTTTGTCTACAAACGTGTTATGTTTTGTATTGATACAGCCGTAGCTGATGCGGTTGTCTTCCGCTGTTTCAGTATCCAAACGATCTAAGCGTTTTTCAGAAGGCGTGCTGGTATCTGCTGCATGGATGGCAATGTAGCCCGTGCTATCTTTGGATTCAACAAGCACTAGCATCTGTTTACCAGCGTACTCGGACTTCATTGACTTTAGTGTGAACTTGCCAGCGGGGGTAATTTTTGCGCCGCCTTCTAAGGAAGATACAGCCTCCATCACATCACCCTTATCTTTGCCATACAAAGTAGGGTCAGACAAAGCGTGAGAGCCATCTTCCTTAAAGATGTGCATCATTCCGTTTGGCTTGTCAGCAACCATAAACCATTTGCCAGACTTCATGGCAACGGGTGCCATCGCACTGTACACATCTTGTGCAAGGGGCGACATCTTGGCTTTAGCAACTTCGGGTACAGGCGCAGTTACTGAAGTCGTTTCTTGGAACGTTTTTTGTATGTTAATGTTGTACTGATTAGTTAGCCCGTTGGGGTTAAATATCAAACCAACAGCAAGTACGCCCGATGCAATCTGGTTAACAATTTCACGGATAGCTTTGGCTACAGCCTTGGAACCTTCGTTAATTGACTTGGCTACGTCAGCACGTAGCTTTTTCCAGAACTCTGGGTTGTCCTTTTTGACGCCGTAGAAATCTTCAAGTTCTTCAACTTGGTCATCTTGCAGGCGGTTGACGGGGCCTTCCAACAACTTCTGTTCGCTATCAGGGATTACCCGTGTCTCACCCTCAATAATGTTGCTTTCGTCTGTGACCTTCTTGGGTTCAGGTTTAGCTTCAGGCGCTTGCTTCTGTTTACTTTCGTAAGCCTCAAGTGCAAACTTGATTTCATCCAGCAAGTCTTGGGTACCCATATCCTTATCTTTGGATATGCTCTCAACCGCGTTCAAGCTGATGTCGTCAATCAAGCCTGCTTTGTGCAGACGCTTGGCAAATGATTTGACTTTAGCTTTGGTTGTGTCGGGGTCAAGGTCAAGGTCATCGGCAGTTTCACGCGCCTTCTCAAGAGCTTTGTCAACCTTCGGTTCTTCTTTCTTAGGCGCAACCTTTGGTGCTTCAAGCTTCTTAGGCTCAACCTTTTTGGGTTCGACTTTCTTAGGCTCGACCTTTTTGGGTTCTGTTTTCTTTACAACTTTGATAGGTGCAGGGGCAGGTGGTGCTTCCACTGCTTTGGTGGGTGCGGGCAACGCAAGTTGGGTAGCCTTCTTTGCAGATGGTTGTGCCGCCTTGTTAGCCGCTTTCTTTTCAGCAGATTGCCCTGTGGTTTTGGTGGGGGTTTTTACAACGGGTGCAATAACAGGCGCTTCTACTTTTGGTGCTTCTGCAACGGGCGCAGCTTCAACCTTTGGTGCAGGTGCGGGCAACGCTTGGAACTCAGGGCGTCCTAGGAACGTATCAATCTTCTGGGTAATCGCAGGGCTACGGCCTTCCTTATAGATAGTCAGCATGTTCCTTACATCTGCCGCATCTTCTGGTTTGGTAATGTCCAGACCTTGGATAGCATGGCCGGGCTTGCGCATCACAGCCGTAGGGCCAATACCCAATACGCCAAGCGTATCAGCAGTGATGACGGGGGCTACTGTCTCAGGGGTGGGCTTTTGCCTCACCGTGGGTTCGGTAACTGGTGGCTTCTTTACAATTATCTTTGGCTCAGGAACCTCGGCTTCAGCAGTTGGCGTACCTACGCGAGTAAACAAACCAAGTTGGCCTGCTTCTTTGGCGGCGTTGCGGTCAGCCTGACCTGCGCGAGCATCGCGTCTGTTCTGTAAATCCAAAGCGGCTTGCGCTTCTTCCACTGTCTTTACAGTTTTAAATGTATCTGGCGCGGCTGGTGCGGGCGCTTCTTGCTCAATGGGGTTACCCATTAAATCTGTTTGTTGTATGGGGGGCGGCTGGTCTATAAACGCACGCATCTCTATCTGCTGTGGTTCAGGAAGAGTAAACGCCGCCGCTGCGTACTTAGCCTGCAATTCAGGGGGTAGCTTTTTAATTACCTTGGCGTTTTCCTTTTGCATCCGTGCAAATTCTGTAGGTACACGGGTGTCTTCTTCGGCAATGCCTATCATTAAATCCGTGACAGTTTTAATGCGGCTCTTAACTTCTTTGGTTTCTGTCTGCCCTAACAACGCTTGTTTTTCTTTAAACAACTCTGCATAAGAGTCGGTCTTCTGCATTACATCGCTGTAATCTTTGGGGAACGTTTGTTCTAATTCAGCCTGACGTTGGGCACGCAGTGTTTGCAGTTCTGCGGCGGCGGCTTTCTCAGCTTCTACACGGGCAAGTTTTTGTTGGTCAGCTTCAGCTTTGGCTTCTGCGTCAATTAGCTTCTCACCCTCACGGGCGGCACGGCCTTGCTTGACACCCATCTGCTCTTGGGCACGAGCTTCGCGTGCAGCTTGTGCGGCGGCTTCTACATCGGTTGGCTGGCCCGGTGTTTGTGCTTGAGCTTCTGGGGTTATATTCCCACGAAAGCCACTGATTGCGCCTGCACCGCCACCCATACCAACACCACCAACAGCGGCTTGACCTGCTGTTGCACCCACGCCTTGCATCAACGCTTGGGTAGGATCAATTTCACGCATGGCCAAGTTTTGTGTGAACTTGCCACCACCTTCTTCAACTGACTCACTTACGCCTTCACCCAGTGCGCCTTTGAAAGCGCCACCTACCATACCAGATACGCCTTTTTTACCTGCCAAAGCTTCTTCTAATGCTTTTGCACCGGGTAAGCGTTGCGCTAATAAAGAAATGATTGCACCCGATGCGCCAGCGGCACGGGCTAAATTGATGGCAATACCAGCAGCTTCAGGTTCAGATTTACCTTCTTTGCGAAGCTTGGCGTAAATATCTTCATACGCTTGTGCGCCAACATCAGCACCTTGCTGAACTGCGCCTGTACGAACAGCGGCAGACGTACCCGCTTTGATCGCAGCTTCTTTAGCGGTAGCTTCTTCAATACCAGCAATAACCCCACGTTTGAGGGCAGCACGCCCCGCAATACCCGCCGCGGCTCCCGGTACAACAAGCTGGGGCACTTGTTCAGCAAGGAAAGAAGTAAGCAGTGCGGGGTCTTTGATTGTCTCAGCAAACGAAGTAATGAACGCGGCACCTTGGCCACTTTTTTCTGCTTCTTCAACTTTGCGTGAACGGGCGGCTTCACGGGCTTTTAAACCCGCAGATTTCATTTCTTCGCCGTACTTTTGGATGTCTTCACCAAGGCCAAGTGCCCCAGTTTTTTCCATGTTGCCCGTAGCCAGCCCATACAACTGTCCGGGTAGCTGAACCAAACTGCCAAGCCCTGATACGGCACCAGCACCAATATCGGTTACCGCTTCGGTAAGTGAACGTTCCTTGGAAGGCGCAACTGCCGAGTCTGGGTATTGCGCTATAACCGCTTGCGCTACTTGTGCATCACTTGCCCCCGGGGGGCCTTCAATTCGATAGGTTTGTCCATTAGGGGCTGTGATGCGATAGATTGGCATAGTGTTTATCTAGTGGGTTCGACCGAAGCTTTCCCCCACTGTGACAAATCTATACCGCTACCACTGCCAGTAGGGGGGAGTTGCGATATTGTATCGCTACCACCTAATTTTGCAATATCGGCTCTCAATTGATTTCGGCGAGATTCTAAACGCGCTTTCATTTCTGCGTTTTTAGGTAAATTAAGGCGAATGTCTTTTTCTAATTGTTTAGAAATGTCTGAAAGTTCTAGCTTTGCCGCGTTCAACTGTAGTTGAGCCTCTCGTGACAACGCCATTGCACCCGCGCCCGCGCCACGGTTTTGTGCCGATACCATAGCCGCATCAGCCATACGCCCTGAAGTAACATCGGCACGTTTGTAATGCTCCAATACACCTTGTTGGTACTTTTCTGTATTTGCAAGTTCTTGCGCTTTTTGTTGGAGTTGAAGACCCACTTGCTGGGATTTGTCGGCTTGTGCAAAGAGGCTAACAGCTTCTCCACGGGCACCACGTTCTTCAGCGCGTTGCGCTTGAGACATCAACATCTCAGATTGCGTCAAAGCTTTGCGTGCAGCATCGTTGGTTTTCTGTGTCTCTTGGTATACGTTCAAAGCCTCAAGGCCACCTTCACTGATGTTCTGCATGGCAAACTGTGACTTACCGCCCATTGTTTTGAGGCCACCACGGATCAACGCATCAGAAAGCATATTCTTTTCACGGGTGTCAATGCGTGAGCGATCTTGTGCAAACTGTTCACCAAAGGGCTTGTAGCTTGCTTGAATTTTTTCCAATTCAGGCTTGGCTAATGCTTCGGATCTTGCGCGGATTTCTTCTGCTGTTTGGGGTGTATATGCTGGCGTAGCAGGGGCATCCCCTCTTTTGCTTTGTCCATAAGGAACTATTCCAAGGCTTGCCAGCGCGTCCGGCGTTGGGGCAGGGGCTTCCACTTTGGTTTTAGCTTTTCCACCGCCAGTGCCCGTACCACCTGCGCTTGGCTTGGGTGGAGTAGGTTTATCTGCAACCACGTCGGCTTTACTTGCGTTGGGGTTACGAACCATTTTCTTTGTTTCTTCGTCGTATATAAACGGTGGGTTATCGCGTGCTTTAATTTCAGCTTCTTCAATATCAAACTCAGCGTCATCAGCAGAACGCATCGGTTTGTACCCTTTCATAAGCTTTGCTTTTTCAGCGTATTCGTCTTCTTGCTTTTGCTTTTTACGCTTCTTATTTCTTTCAGCAACGTTTTCTTCTTGTGATTTAAGTGTCAAATAAGGTGATACGGTGTCATAAATGTCTGAGCCTGCTTGGCTTAAAAACTCGCCAATACCCATGCCTTCATAGCCGGAAGTAGTGGGAAGCACGTTACCGCCAAGTTCGTTTACAGGAGGTAGTCTCTTAACCAAACCTTGCTCTTTATAGCCCGGAACACCACCACCAGACATGCGAACCACTGGCTCACTGCGCTGGGCAAAGTCATACATGCCGCCTTGTGCCATACCGTCAATAGTTCTTCTAGGGACATCGTCACCATCGCCATAGCCTGCCATACCACCAGCGGCCATACCTTCTTCATCATCTCCGTAGCCAGCGATACCGCCGTCAGCCATACGTTGCATGTTGGGCGCAGGCAGGTCGCTAATGCCCTGCCCTTGGGGGGCTTGCTGGGGTGCGGCTTGGGGTGTCATCGCCATCAGTGCGGCATCATTGACCTTGGGCATCTCTTGCCCAGCCATCCTAGCCTGACCACTCATACGAATCTTCTGGCGATTCTGGCTTTCTTGGAAGGCCAAGGGGAAAATGTAAGGGTCGGATTTGTGCATCGCAGCATATTGCTGCAAAACACGGTCATCCATCATGCGCAACTGGGATGTGATGTCTCTTTGGTCGATTGCCATGTTACTTCCTTAACCCATTTTAGATAGAGCCAGATCAGCCAGACCAGCGGGCTTGTCTCTGTATGCAATGTCTTCGGCTTCTCCAACGGAACCGCCCTTGGCACGCAGGGCAAGACCAGCCGCCACTGAACCCGCACCAATCAACTGCGAACCCATAGAGGGTGGTGTCTGGTACATACTTGCAGATTGTTGAGTCAGTGGCAGGCCGCGCAAGATGTCGGACATGAAGCCCATCTGCTTGTATGGATTGTTCTGGTTGTTCAAGAAGTCCTGATACTGATTGTTTAGAATGTTTTGCTGTTGCTGTTGCTGTTGCAGGCCATACTGGTTCTGCATCTGGTTAATACCCATGTTCTGGGTGTACTGTTGGTTGCCCAACTGACCCAGCGTGCTAGCGCCAGTCAGCGCTGTTTGCAAACCCTGCAAACCTAAACCTGCACCAAACTGACCTTGCTGTGCGTTAAATTGGTTCTGGGTGTTGTATTGCTGTTGAGCTTGGTTAAACGCATTGTTCAAACCCTGTGCTTGGATGTCACCCTTTTGACGGGCAAGCTGCGCGTTTAACTGGTTGTTGGCAATCAGGTTACCACTTCCCCCAAATGCGCCTGAACGAGCCGCTTGCGCACCTTGTGTTTGACGAGCAATGTCAGCTTGGCGTTGAGCGTCTTGTTGCTGGCGTGCCACTACACTTTGCATGTAGGGGTTCATCAGCGGGGAAGTCATATTCCCCTGTGCGTCTTTGGTAAACGTAGATGCAAAGTCAGATGGGTTAAATGTGTAGCTTGTGTTCAAACCGCCCAGACCCGCCAAACCAGCCATAGCCGTGGCATCTCCCAGTTGAGGGGCGGTCTTCATCAACGCCGCATTGTCGTAAGACAACTGTTGCAAGGGGGCGAACTGCGCTTGACGTTCCCCCATATACTGCATGTAGGGGTTTTGGTAAGGATCGGTGTAGCTTTGCGCTTGCCCCAACAGGTTCTCGACAAACGGCTTGGCGTAGTCGGGGATTGAGGTTTGCGTTTGCGTTATCTGGGAAATTTGTGGATCAGCCATGATCTATTCCTTATGCGGGAAGGTATTTGTCAGCGCGGCTATTAGCCGCTACTTTGTTTTTGCCTGTAGTCTTACCCCGTGCACGTTGTACACGATCCATCATTGCGTACAGCTTGCGTGCGCCAGCATCTGTTGAGCCGTTACCCAACTCAGACACGATGCGTGCAGGCACTACGAACTCACCGTCAGCAAGGCGTGCGGGTTGTTGCTTGCGGCCAATTGTTGCCGGTATGCTGTCGGACACGCCATCACCGGGGCCTTTAAGCAAACGGCCACCATCGGAGAAACCACCCAGAGTACCTAGGCCACCCATAGCATAAGACATACCGCCCATAGCGTAGCTAGTTTGCAAACCGCCTTCTTTGGCGGGGCCACCGTCACCACCACCTGTACTGGAAGAATCCAGTTGGTTATTTGCGGCATCTGCTACAGCCTTATCATCTGCGGCTTTCTTATCCGTAGCGGTCTTAGCTTGTGCTCCCTTACGGAAGTCGGCGTACACGCTTGACAGGCTTCGGTCTGTAGCGTCAGCAATCTGCTGCGCGGACAACTTATTAGTCATCGCCCAGTCGTACAAAGCTTGGCCAGACAACGGAGTATCTGTTAAATACTTTTTAACATCGTTTAGCGACATGCCGTACGTTACGTTACCCTTTTCATCTCGACCGGGGGCTACGTAGTCAGGGTTACGCACCATCTTGCCCGTAGCTTTGTCGTATGTGAACGGCAAGTTGCCCCGTGTGGGGTAGCCCAGCACAGCTTCGTCATACGGCCTAGCGATCTGACCCACGCCAGATTTGACAGGGTATGCGGCACCCTTCTTACCTGTAAGGTATTCGTACGCAGCCAAGGAGTCACCACTCATGCGGTCAGTAACGTACTTCTTATTGAAGTCTTCGATCGTGTTAAACGATGGAGATGTGTAGCCCAGACTACCGCCACCTTCGGTGTATACATCACGGACGTTTTTCATTCCAGTAAAGCCACCATCTGGGCGACCGGGAATATCTGGAGTGGTTGTAATTGTGCCGTTGTCGTTACGCACTGTGTTACCACCACCGCCCACACCGCCGGGCAAGTACGTGGAAGTAACGTCCTTTATATTGCCTGTTTTCTGTTGAATCCAGTCTTTGATTGTTTTGCCTGTTGCTTTAACAACGTCGGCTTCATTCATTCCTTCTGTGACCAACGCATCGCGCATTACTTTTTCCTGCGCCTGTGTGGGCATTGTTGCAAGATCATCCGTGTACTCGGCAAAGAAGTTATCAATTGCTTTATCAATAGGATTGAAACCCAGCCCGCGCTCTGCAAACCACTTATAGGTGTCGGACGCGCCAGCAGGTAAGCCCGCTAAGCCAGCGTTTAGGTTTTTGTTTTGATTTTGGTTTACCAGCAAGTTTTGATTCTGGTTGAGGTTAGCTAAACCTGTTGGGACTTTTGCTGCATCCAATGCGTCAAGGCGAGCCTTTTCTTTGGCCCACAAGTCAGCGGCTTTGGCTTTTTGGTCTGCGGTTGCGTTTTGTTGGAACCATTGAGACGCAGTGTCTCCTCCGCCTCTAGAACTTAACTCACCTAAATATGTCAACGCTGTTGGGTTGTTAATATCAAAACCGGGAGAGTAATAAGACAGTGCAACTGGATTTCCGCTAGCGTCATTCACATATTGACCGGGTCGAGTTACATCCACTTTGGCCATATTCTGGGCAGAATATGGGTTTGCAGCGTTGGCAGCGTCTACAACCATCTGGGGCGATACTTGACCGGGCTGAGAAGTTGCTATGTAGTCTTGAGCATCGTACTTACCTTGGGCATTAAAGCCGGGAATTGTGTCGTACGCAGCATTGATTTGTGCATCAGTTAGACCATACTGAGACTTAGCATAATTAGTTAAGTCAGCTTGGGATGTGCCGCCACGAGCCGCTAACTCTGTTTTAAGAGCCGCGTTAATTTGGTCTTGTGTAAAACCCCCCGCATCAAAGTGAGGCATACCACCTTCGGCCAACGCTACAATACCGCCTGTGTTATAGCCACGATACAAGTCAGAGAAGCTACGCCCGCTTGTGTTGTACACACCAGCATCGGTATTGGCTACATCTTCAAAGTACTGACCGTTCCAGCGCTTCTCGCGGATGCGACCGGGGTTCATAGGAGATGATGTGGGGCCAGTGGTTGTGGTGATGGCTTCCAGTACTGGCAAAGATGCCGCAGCCATTGGTTTCCAATTAGATTTGGCAAACGCCATTGGGTCAGTTGCCGCAGATTTTGCGCCTGTTGCAAGTAGATCAGAAGGGGTAGACGCAGCACGTGCTGCCGCAAGTTGTTCGGGTGTAGCTGTTTTGGCGGCTAAAGATGCGTAGTCGGCGGGGAGTTGGATGCCCTCTAATCCGGCTTGAGTTGCGGCTTCAGTAGCCAAAGTTTGACCTGCGCCTGATGCGGCCCCTGCACCCAACAAGCCTTCACTCAAACCAGCACCGCCATATGCGCCCAAACCAGCCATCAAGCCTTTGGACAAACTACCGGTAGCCAAACCAGTCAAACCACCAACAGCAATACCTGTACCCACCGCCGCACTAGTACCCAAAGCACCACCAATTGCCGTACCCAAACCGGGAACAAAAGTGTTCAAAGCAAAACCCGCCAACATTGGCAAAAGTTTGGAAAGGAAACCGGCTTCGGGTAAACCCGTGTCAGGGTTAATGGTCAGCGAACCACCATGTTTCATGGCCAAAGCTTGAAGCCCCGCAACTTCTTGGGGGGCCATGTGTACCAGCATTGAATCTGGGCCTCGACCTCGTGAGGCCATGTCGGTGGCTAATGCGTGAAGGCTCATTTTTGCCTCTCAAAATGGGGGTTGTTTGATAATATCATGCTGGGAGCGCAGACACAAATGAAAGTGTGGCTACGACAGAAGCGGTTGAGGGTTTAGTGGGGGTGCCAGAAGCCGCATAAGTTTGTATGGTTACAGCCGCATTGGTTGTAGACCAGTAAATCTGTACGTAGTCGCCTGCGTTCATTGACA